GCAGTTTTTCTGGCGGCTCCCAGCAGGTGCGCTTATCGCCCAGCTCCAACTGGGGGTGCAGGATGCTCGTTGTGGATTCGGACAGTTTCCCGTAGGTGAAGACGCAAGTGTCGTATGTCATGGCGCCGGCCGGCACAGTGAGACTTTTCAGAGACGTTATGTTGTCCTTGGTGAAGGTGGCTCGCTGCAGCATTTTGCCGGCCGCATCATAGAAGAAGACCTGGAAGCAGATGCCGTTAAGGGTATCGCCGTCCTCAAGGCTCAGCGTGAGCTTGTCTCCCTCATGAAGCTCAGGTGCGATGTCAGCCTTCCAGCGAAAGCCGATCCAGCTGTTCATCGGCGCGGTGGCGGCGACGCGCAGGCCGCCATCGTCGATGACGGACGCGATCATGTGCCCGGCCTGCGCGACGCCGTAGTTCAGCAGATTCTTGCCGGACGGCACGAGCAGTGCGCCGTCGCGTGGGCCGGCATGATAGATTCCGGCGACCGGCAGGCCATTGACGCATACCCCCCCCCCACGAAGCGGATAATCGGTCATTATTGTCTCCTTAGATGATCTGCCGCACGCTGACGTCATCGATCCTGATCCACGCGTTCCCTGTGATGGTGACGGTCACCGCGGTCACGCCATCGGGTACGTCGAAATCGCATGTCCATTCATGCCAGGCGGTGTCTTTCGGTACCGTCAGTCGCATGGTGGCGAGTGTGCTCGCATCGTCCGCCGTGACCGTGGCCATGCCGAAGCGTCCGTTGTCGCTGGCGCCTTCGGCTCGCCATAAGGACAGTCTCAGGACGCTGCCCGGTTCCACCTCGACGCGCTGTCTGATGCCGGACGAGTCTTGCGAAACGAACCACCAGCGCCCCGAATGCGGCGCTTTGACGGACGATCTGTGATGGTCGACCACGTCGCCGCCTCTGCCGAACACGGTCCATCCGGTGAGGTCGCCGGTCTCGAAACCCGGATTGACGATGAGGTTCCCTCCAAGCGCGGGCAGCAGGCGCGTGCCGGAATGCGAAAGGCCGATGCGGTGTCCCGCATGGCATGCGCCGCCGACCTGTCTTCCCATGATGCCGATGCCGGTCACGACGCCTCTCCTCGTGGCCACCAGTAGAAGGAGTCCGGGTCGGCGGCGCTTTTGGCGGCGGCGTCGGCCGCGTCCGTGCACTGGATCCATTTCGGGATTGCTGCGGCGCTGTCGGCGGCCTGCGCGGCGGATTTGGCGGCGGCTGTCTGCGAGGTCTTCGCGGCCGATTCGGACGCCTTCGCGTTGGCCGCACTGGCCGCGGCCCCGGCTGCCTTCCCGCTGGCTTCCCGTGCAGACCCACTAGCCGCTTGGGCATCCGTCTTCGCGCTTGCCGCGCTGGCATCGGCGGCGGTCTCGCTGGCCTTCGCCTTCTCGGCCGAGCCGGACGCGGATTGAGCGGATCGGGCGGCATTTGATTCGGATGCCGCCGCAGCCGACTGCGACTGCGCCGCGCTCTCGGCCGACTTCGCGGCAGCGGTCTCACTTGCATTCGCCGCACTGGCGCTCTCACCAGCCGCAGTAGCCTGCTCGGTCGCGGCCCTCATGGCCGTCTCCGCGGCCTGCCTCGCCGCTTCGGCCTTGCTTTGGGCGTCGATGGCCTGCGCGGCCTTGTCGCCAGCGGTCTTGGCCGCGGTGTCGGCGGTGGCCGCATCACTCTTGGCCTGCGCGGCCTTGTCGGCGATCTGCGCGGCGATCGACCGCGCCTCGCCAATCAGACCATTGGCCGTGGTCTCGGCTTCGTGCGCGAGACTGGCGCTGGATGCCGCCGCCGCCTGCGATGCGAGTGCCTTCGCGGCCGCATCCGCCGCCTTCGCGCTCTCCTGCCCGGCCACGCCCTCGCTGGCCTTCGCGGCCTGCGCGGAGCTTTCCGCACGAGTCACTTTGTCGTCGATCGATTCGATCTGGTCCAGGGCGGACTGGGCGGCGCGGGTGACGGTCTCCCACGCAGCCACGGTCTCCGAGCTCTGGTCGAGCGTGGCGGGATCCACGTCCACCAGCCCGGCGTACTCGACCGTCTGGGCGGAATCGGGCACCTCCACGTAGCGGGTGGCGCCGGCAGCCACAAGCTCGCTCGCACGCCACACCCATTGCGTGGTGCTCGGCATCACCTCCACGGTGGCCTCGCCCGCCGTAAGCTTGACAGTCTGCGCGACCGGCAGACGGATCGCATCACGCACCGTCACACGGCGCGTGGGTACCAGGCTCACGCCGCCGGAAAGGCCGGAGCCCTCCGCATCCGTCAAGTGGAAATGCACCAATGTCATGAGTGCTCCTTCCTTGTGGGGCCGTTATGCGCGGCCATGATCTCGTCGTGCATCTTCGTTCCCGTCCCGTTGCCGCCGAGCGCGCTATACGCGTCGTACGCGTCGTCGGCCTCGTCCATCACCTCGACGGGTATCGGTCGGCCGGACTGCACGTATTCGCGATGGATCCGGATGATCTCGGCGCGAAGCAGAACGCGCAGCCCGTGGATCACCGCACGCCCGTATCTCCACGCCACCGCGGCGAGCGTGACCGCACCGCCGCACATGGCGGGCACGAGCCATGCGACGATCTGATCGAGCAGTTGCATGCGGGCCTCTTTTCTAGGCTTGGAATCCCACACGGCGATCGTCGTGGATTGGCCGCGACGGCGTGTGGGATTTGGAGGTAAAAGATGCTGTTGTCCGTTTTCTATGACGAGGTGTGGCTGCCGTCGTGCGCGAATTTGAGGGAATGCACCATGGTCGGATATGAGAGCGCGTGGCGATGCCATATCGTGGACGCTTTCGGCGGGCTTGAGATCGATTCGATCACTGCCGGCATGATCGAGACGTGGATGGCCGGCATGCCGCGCGGCGCGGCGCGCAAGGCGTGGGGCGTTCTTCGCACCATGCTCCGCAAGGCATTCAGGTGGGGCATGAGCAGTGTGGACGTGACCACGCGCGTCAGGGGACCGAAGAGGACGGATCATCAGCCGCGCGTGCTCGATTCGCGGCAGATCGCGACGCTCCTGCGTGGGTTCTGGGGGCATGAGCTCGAGGCATGGCTCATCTGCAGCGTTACGCTGGGGCTCAGGCCTGAGGAGGCGCTTGGCCTCGAATGGTCGGACATCGACCTGCGCGGCGGAATGGTACGAATCCGGCGCGGTGTGCAATGGGTATCCGGCCATGAGGTCGTTGTCGAGCCAAAGACCGATCTGTCGGCTAGGGAGCTCGTGCTCCCCCGGTTCGCGGTGCTTCGTCTGCGGCTGATCCGCCACGGCGGGTCTGGCAGGCTTGTCGGCGGCCTGAATCCCGGGCAGGTGGACCGTCGCTACAGGCGATGGTGCCGTGAGCAGCGTCTCCCTTTCGTGCCCAGGGAGAACCTGCGTCACTCGTGGGCGACGAGCGCTTTGACTGCCGGAGTGGATGTGGCCGTCGTGAGCCGCGCTCTGGGACATTCGAGCATCGAGACCACGGCCCGCTATTACCTGCGGCCGGACGTGACAGTGCTCAAGGACGCGCAGAAGCTGTGGGAGAAGGCAATCATGCGGTAAGGGATTCCGTAACCCAGCAGTGGAAGCCGCCGTATACGAACGACAGCCTCACTCTGTGTCGGGTCGGACGCATCGTCACGATCAACGGCAACGTCAAGTTCACTAGCAGTGGACAGCAGAACTACTCGGCGGCGAATGAGACCATCCCTGAAGCGTTCCGTCCGCTCGCCGACATGAGCATCATCGCGTTCCCGTCCTGCGGTTTCAGCCTGCTTGTCGCGCGTGACGGGAAGGTGCAGATGCTGGGCGACCCGAGATCCGCCTACTCCACGGCGCACGGCTGTTGGTTGGCGGCCTAGACGAATTCCACACCATCAGGCACCGGAATGATCTTCGAGAAGCATTGGACGATATCGGCCGAACCCACGCCTCCGATAAGCGTCACCGACCCGTTAGTGTTCCACCTCGCCTGTTTGCCATACGCGATGCCAGCCACGTTCGCGACGCACCCAAGACCGACCGTTCTGGAGGGCTTCACGCCCTCTTCGAACAGCCAGACAGAGTAATCGCCGACTTTCACGGTGCTTCTGAACGAAGACAGGTCCACGAAAATCAGACCGTCTTTGACCGTGATGGTGTTCGAAGCGCCATAAGAAGCCGGAACGAACGATGCGGTGTCCTGCCATCGCAGTTGGCATGTCTGGGTTACGGAAAGCTATTTCACCGGCCAGCAGCCGCAGACGCGGAAATAGTATCCGCGGTTCATGCTGCCGCTGATCGTGACCTTGCCGTCAGCATCGAAGGACAAGGCTCCATGCTGCCCGTTCACACCTTCCAGCAGTATCGCGCCTTCATCCTCCGGCAGGAAACCGGCGGCCATCGTCTCATTCACGATCTGGCCGTTGGAATTGATGTCGTTTGTGAAGGACGTGTTGCCAAAAGCGAAAGCCATCATGCCGACCTTGGCGAGATGCACCGTCATGCCGTAAGGCCCATGCCAGATCTGCCGTTCAAGGGTTACGGAAAACTATCCTCATGGGATCGGATAGCAGAGCGAACCGACGCAACCCTGATTGCTGCCAGCGGCTCCCATGTTCGCACATCGGATGGTGCCGTTCGGATTAACGACGAGCATTCTTGCCGTTTGCCCGTTCGACACGCACACCATCGCATTGACCTCGACGGGCGGGCGCAGTTCGGCGGGCAGCACGTATTCGCATTGCACCGAATCCCAACTACCATTACCGATATTGCCGGAGTATTTGACCAGCATCATCATGCCGATATGGATGACCGTGAAGCCCTTCGCATTGTACAAGGTTACGGAATCCCACAGCTTCGACATGGGAGGCAGCTGTTTGATGAGCATGACCGGCGTGCCGGGCGTGATCCCGCTGATCGGGATGCGGGCGATCGGGATCCACGCCGTGCCGGAGGCCGAGTGGATGCTGCCCGACGGGACGGTCGGATCGGCGGCCGTTCCGGTGTTTGGCGTGCCTTTGAGTACGGCGATGGCGGCGGTCTCGATGTTCTGACCGTTCCGTGTGTATTTGAGGCAGACGAGGTCGTTGCGGTTCCGGCCGCTCATGCCGCTTTCGATGGTCGCGGTCTCGGCCTCGGTGACGCGCGCGTATCGTCCTTCGACCACGAGGTTGAGGACTGGGATCAGCGCATGGTTGGCGTCCTGCATGGTGACCGCGGGGAATTTCCCGTCAGCCCCCTGCAGCAGGTAGCTGCCGTTGCCGATGATTCCGGCTTGCATGGCGCCCATGTCGCCGCTGGTGATGTGCGGTGTGCCGCCCTTGCCTGTGATGAGCGTGGTGGTCATGTCAGTCCTTTCCCTCGGTAAGCCATGCCGTGTAGGCCGCGTCCTGCGTGGCGGCGAGTTTCTTGAATTCCTGCTGGCATGAGGTGCATGCCAGTGCCTCCTGCGTCACTCCGTCCGCGGTGGTGTGTTTGATCTGGTGCCAGTCGCTCGACGTGCGCGGATCTCCGTCGGTGAGGTATGCGCTGTCGTGGCAGCGGTCGCATGTGTATTTGGTGATGTTCGTGGTTTTTGCCATGATGTTCCTTTCAGGCGAGTCTTTGCCATACGTGTCCTCCGATGATTGTGGGGATTTCCTTCCATGTGCCGCCCTGGTCGTTGGGGTTGCCGGCGACGCACCAGTAGAGCGAGCCGATTGGGTGTGCGGCGAGGAAGGATGCCGCTGTTGCGCTGGATTGTGCGGTGATGGTGCCGTCCTCGCTGATGGTGATGGTCTTGCCGTCGGGTTTGACGCCGCCGATGGCATCCGTTGCGGCCACGGGCAGAGTGTAGGCGTTCGCTCCGTCCTGGATTCTGTTGAGTTTTTGTTTGTCTCCGCTGCTCATGAGGCCGTGGATCGTCGTGGTCGCGTCCCGGTCCTCGGCCAGCGCCTTCCATTCGTCCCAGCTGCCGGAGTTCCAGGTGCGCCGCCAGATCTTCCCGGTCTGCGGGTCGGTGAGGAGTTGCGTGGTCCAGCCGAGTGCGGTGCGTTGCACGATCAGGCCAAAGTGTCCGACGCCGCTTGGCTTGTGCGAGCAGGTGTTGCCGCCGCCCGCCCAGTAGGCACCATAGCCGGTTTTGAGCGTGTTGAGGTCGGTGCTGGTGAGGCTGGTGGGCGCGGGCAGCGTGTGCGGCGCGGTCAGGGTCACCGTGCTTCCGGCGCGGGTGGCGGTGACGCCTGTGCCGGCGGCGATGGTCTTCACCCGCTCCTGTGCCGTGTCGTTCGCCTGGCTTGCGAGCGTGTTCGCCGCATCCGCGGTGGTTTGCGCCTTGTCGGCCTTGCCGTCCGCCTGGGTGGCGAGGTCTCGTGCGCCGGCGATTTCGGCCGCGGCGTCGCTTGCGGCCTTGTTGGCTTCGGTGGCGGTTTTGCGGACCGTTTCGAGGTCGGCGGCGGTCACATCGGCGCTGAACGTCCAGTTGGAGAGGGTGAGGCCACTGCCGGCGTAGTAGGCGTGGCCGTCTCCGGAGCTTGATCCACCGCCGCCGGTCTCGCCGGTCGATTCCGTGGATGCGGTGGTCGCCTCGTAGGTTACGGTCGGGATGCCGTCTTCGATTTTGATGATTTTTTTGGTGATTTCGGCGGTGACCTTGATGCCGGTGGTGTTGTCGCGGCCGGTCACGGTGTCGCCCACGTCGAGGTCGATGCCGTCGGATTCCACATCCACGTCGATGCTGCCCGTATCTCGCAGCTCCTGGAGCTTTGTCTTGCCTTTGGTCTCGAGTTCGGCGGCGTCGGCGTTGCTGAGCTCGTAGACGCTTGTGCGCTCATCCGCGCCTTTGATGGTCTGCGTGTGGCTGAGCGTGCCTTTCTGGTCGGCGTACCAGTGGACGACGATCCTGTCCTTGAGTTCGCCCTTGCCGAGGCAGATCAGGTGGTTGATCGGATGCGAGGCGAGGGTCGCATCGAAGTCGATGAGGTCGGAGTCGATGAGGTCACCGGCGGCCGTGATCGGCGGCGCGTCGACTGTCACGCCGTTCTGCGCTGCGGTGATGCGCAGCCGCAGTCCTGATGCGCGCAGCATCTTGGACAGGCCGCTCCACGCGTCGCAGTACCGGTCGAACTGCCAGTTTGCGGTTTTGGACGTGCCTTCCGTGACGGTGAGGATGTCCTGCAGTCCGATACGGGAGATGACGGTGCGCAGGAGCGTGCCGATCGTGCCGCTCATGGTCAGGTAGTCCTTGCCCTTGTCCGGTTCGAGGATCTTCGAGGCGAGCAGGCCGTGCCAGTCGCGACCGTGGTAGGTGGGCTCGCCTTCGCCTCCGGTGACGCTGGTCTTCACGTCGTCGACGATGCCGCCCCAGCCTGTCCCGTCGACCCACCACCGGCATCCGGGCTGCAGACGTGCCGGGCATCGGAGGTCGAAGTCGTTCTCCCCCGACCCGTATGCCAGGTCAAGCGTCCATGAGGCGTACGAGCCAGTCGGGATGCCGGCCGCGTCGGTGACGATCAGGTCCATGGAGGTTCGCTCCTCTCCTCGATGGCAGTCAAGTCGAATTCGAATCCGCCAGCCCAGCTGATCGTGCTCATGCCGGGCGGCAGCGGTTCAAAGATGTAGGTTCCGGATCCGCGTCCGGTGCCTCGCACGGCTTTGCCGAAGAGGTTGGTGCGCAGGCCGGTGTCCGAGATCATCGTGACGGTTCTGCTATCGGAGGCCTCGTCAATCTCGAGGCGGCTTCCGGCCGGTATGGTCGCGTCGACCTCGTACCGGTTCGTGCCGATGATGATGTACGGGTTGACGCACGGGCCGAAGATCGTGAGCTTCACCGGCTGCGGCATGCCGGTCGCGTTGGTCACGGTGCCGAGGATGCTCATGCCGGCGTAGTCGTGCGGGTAGTCGTGCGGGTAGTCGAGGTCGCCGCCGGCCTTGTCGGCTCGCGGGTCGTGGTGTTCGGTGGTCCCGCGCCGCCACACGCCGTCTGCAAGCACGATGGTCAGCTGCGTCTCGACCATCGTGGGCGTGATGGACTGCGGCTCGCTCTTCGCGATCCACGCCCTGGTCTCCCATTCGCCGTCGGCCACGAGGGTGCCTGGCGCGCCGGCTGCCATGTCGGCGTCGGCGAGGCGGCGCAGCAGGTCGAGCGTGGCCGGCGAATCATGAATCCTCACCGTGACGTTCGTTTCGCGTGTCTTGCGGGTGACGCCGGTCAGGCCGCGTGCGCCGATGCTGTAGTCCCAGACGCGGGCTCGCAGTCCCGTGAGCGTCTCGCCGTACAGCGGCCCCTCGAAGCCGATGCGCTCACCTGTGGCCGCGCACACGTATTCAAGCGATTGCACTTCTCACCTTCCTTGCGAAGTCGCGGTCCCCTATCGTCGGCGTACACCTGGCGATGATCGATCCGAGGTCGTCGTGCAGCGATTCGACGGCCGCGATGAGTTCCCGCAGATCGCCGTCGCCGGCATTGGCGCCGGTGCCGGCCGTGACGTTCAGCCTGCCGGTCTTCGACCAGTCCGCGTCGGAGAGGCTCATCGTGGAGACGAGCGAATCCATGGAACGGCTGACCACATGCGCGGAATCGTCGATGCCCAATGCCATGCCACGTCCGACCATCACGCCGACCTCGTCGCGGAACACACGCGACGGGGAATGGATGCCCAAAGCGTTCTTGGCCTTGTCCACCAAGCCCGACAACGCGTTGGTGATGCTGGAATACAACGAGCCGACCATTCCTGTGATGCCGTTGATCAATCCCTGGATGATGTTGCGTCCCGCGCTGACGAGCCAGCTTCCCGCGCCGGACACCGCGCTCCGGACGGTTCCGCCGATCCCGCTCACGACGCTCCCGACACGGCCAACCATGTTTCTCACGGTGCCAACGATGCCGCCCCAGGCGCTCGACACGATGCTTCTGACGCCATTCCACAACGCGGCCCACACGCTCCGGATTGTCGAGCATGCGGCGGATACCACTCCGCTGACCATGCCGACTCCCGCGGAAACGACGCCTTGGATGCCGCCCCACACTGCCGACACGATGCCCTGGATGGCCGACCACGCGGCGCTCCAGTTCCCGTTGACGACCGCGAGCGCCAGTTGGATGATGCCTTGGATGACGGTGAGTGCGGTGTTGATGATTGTGGTGATGATGGTCCATGCGCCTTGTACGACGGTGGATATGGTGTTCCAGAGTCCGTTCCAGACCGTGCTGATGATGGTGGCGGCGGTTTGGAAGATGGTTTGGATGTTCTGTATTCCGGCTTGCAGGAGTGGTGTGATGGTGGTGATGAATGTTTGGATGCCGGTGATGATCGCGGTGAGTGCGGTCATGATGATGGGGCCGATTGTGTTCCAGACGTTTTGGAGGATGGTGGTGATGAGTGTCCATCCGGTTTGCCAGATTTGCTGGATTTGGCTCATGGTCTGGGTGATGAATGTTCCGATGGCTTGCAGTGCGGGTTGGCATGCTGTGCTGATCTGGTTCCAGATTCCCGTGAACCATGTGGCGAAGCTGTTCCAGAGCTGTTTGCCCGTTTCGGTTTGGGTGAAGAACCAGGTCAGTGCGGCCACGACCGCGGTGATGCCTGCAATGACGAGGACGAATGGGTTCGCGGCGAGGAGTCCTGTGAACAGTCCCCATGTGGTTCGCGCCGCGGTGGCGACTGTTCTGAACGTTCCGACGGCTGTCTGCACGATGCCGAAGTTGCCTGCGGTGGCTTTCAATGCCGGGCCGATGCCGCCGAGGTCGGTGGCAAGGTTGACGAATCCAGAGATGCCTTTTGCCGCTGTGGTGATGCCAGTGGCGCTTCTGCTGATGCCGTCCAATGCGGCTGGCAATGCTTTGAAGCCGGCGGATACCGCGCCGATGCCTTTGCTGGCGAGGACGAACGCGGTGATTCCCTTGGCCAGCGGGATGATGCTGTCCGCGTGGGCCGACACGTAGTCAAGAAGACCTGACACGGCATGCAGGAGTGTTTTGAATCCGTCAGCGATTGCGGGCAATTGTCCTTTCGCCTGATTGTAGAGTTCGGAGAGCGGTCCGGAGATGACGTTCCAGACGGCTCCGGCAGCTCCCGACAGGGATGAGCCGAGTTCCTTCAGATCGTCCTTGAGGGAAGCGAGATAGGAGGCGAACTGCTGGACGGTCTGGCTTTTGCCGAGCTTGTCGAAAAAGGCGGTGACCGTGGGGATGGCCTGTTCCAATCCCTTCTGCAATCCCGCGCCGACCTTCTCCAAAGTCGGGGACACCGCCGCGGTGAACGCGTCGATGAGTGGAATGGCCTGGTTGAACAGTCCGCGCAGTCCGTTGAGGACGGGCGTGGCTGCGGTCTCGCCGAGTCGGCTCAACGCGGCCTTCACGTTTGCCAGAGCGCCGGCGAACGTCGTTCCGGCGCTTTGTGCGGCACCGCCTAGGCCTTCCTGCATGGCGTCGGCGAAGGTCTGGAAGTCGATCTTGCCGTCCGAGACCATGTCGGACACTTCGGCGCTGGTCTTGTTCAGGTGCTTGCCGAGCATCTGGAGGACCGGGATGCCGCTCGACATGAGCTGGAGCATGTCGTCGCCCTGGAGTTTCCCTCGCGCGGCGACCGATCCGAAGATCATGCCGATGTCGGTCAGGCTACGGCCGCTGATCTGCGCCGTGTCGGCGACGGTCTTGAGGACCTGTGTGAGCTCGCCGCCCTCCTTGACGCCGGAGGCCGAGAGGCTGGCCGCGACGGTGGCGGCGTCGCCCAATCCGAACGCGGTGCCCTTGACGGATGCGAGCGCGTCGTTCATGATCTCGGTGACGCTCGCGCTGTCGTGGCCGAGGCCCTTGAGCTTGGCCTGCGCGTTCTCGATGTTGAGGGCGCGCGTGAAGCCGCCCTTGGCGGCCAATGCGGTGATGCCGCCGGCGAGGGTGGCGATCGCGCCTGTGCCGACCTTGCCGATCTTGCCGAACGCGCCGCCGATCTTCGAGATGAGGGTGCTGGAGCCTTTCCTAGAGGCTTTGCTGACGGCGTTGCCGATGTCGCCTTCGATGCTTTTGCCGAATCCTTTGCCGGATGGTTCGACGTGGACGTATACGGCGCCGATGTCCTGTGCTGCCATCGTGTTTCCTTATTCGTATGTTGGGATTCCGATGGCGGTCGGGATCAGAGGTCGTCGTTGATGTGGAAGTAGGCTTTGAGCCGTTCCCTGTCCTCGCGCTGCCGACGGGTGAGGCTGTGCGTCGGTGTCGGCTGGCGGAGGGGATCGTGCCCGTGGTCGAACCATGGTCGTTTCTTTTGCTCAGGAGCGGTCAGCCATGCGGCCTGTTCGGCTCCGTCGGGCACGTAGACGGCGTTCTGCAATGCCATCCACGAGTGGCTCGTGTGGTCTTTGAGAATCTCGCGGGTCAATGCCCATGCGAGTCCCCAATCGACTCGTGGACGTTGGCCTTCAACCCATTCCCGGAAGCGTACGGGCCTGTAGACCTGCCCGTACGCTCGGATCCAGTCGTAGGCTAGTGCCGCGCGATTGTTGTTCCAGAGGTGGGCGAGGTAAACGCTTTTGGGTCCAGTCCGGATTCGTCGGCCCACGCCTTCACCGTGGCGGTGAGGTAGGCAATCGGACGTTCCGTCTTGCGCAGCACGTTCCAGAAGTTCGGCTTCATCGCCTGGAAGTACGCGAGGAACGCGGCCATGCACGCGCTGGTCTCCTCGTCGGAGAGCGTCGGCCTGCTCTTGACCAGGAGGATGGCCTGCACGAGTTCGATGGGCAGTTCCGCGTTGTTGAGGTTCGGCAGGTCGAGTTTCGCTCCGGCGACCTCGAGGTGCACGTCGGGCTTGAGCTCCTCCGCGTCGGTAAGGTCCACGTCCACGACATGGTAGGTGTTGTCGCTCATTTCGTCTCCGTTTCATGGTTATCGGCGGTTATGGGTAATGGTCCCGTGCGGTCGACCGCCATCGGCCGCACGGGAAGAATCAACGGGTCACTTGCCGTCTTCAGTGACGAGGCCCCACGCGTGGAACTGTTCGCCGTTAGTGCCCTTGAGCATCTTGAACGTCATGCTGAAGTTCATGATCTCGCTGGATTTCAGGCTCACGTCGTCACGGTCGGACACCTTCGCGTTGGTGCCGTACAGGAGGAAGGGGCGGTCCCGCTGGTCGAGCGCGACCAATACGAGGATCCATTCCTTCTTCAGTCCGGCGCCCTTGATGCTGATGCCGCCGTCGGATTCCACGTCCACGTCGAAGTAGGCCGACACCACATCCTTGCGGCCCTCCATCGCGGCGAGCTGGAGCGTCCAGTAGCCCGGATCCGTGTCGGACAGGACGATGTCGCCGTTGTGGGCCTTGTAGTCGGTGCTGTCGCCCGGCTCCGGATGCAGTACGGCGCCGTCCTCCGTGGAATAGCCGATCGGCTTCTTGCTTGCCGGCGGGGTCCAGGCCACTCCGGTCGGAGCCACGAACGTGCTGTCGCCCTTGGGGAACAGGAACAGCGCGTAGTTCTTGATCAGACGCACGTTGCCTGCGGCGTTGCCGCTGGACACGTACCCGTAGTCGGTCGCGCCCTGCGCGGCGACGGTGGTTTTTTCGTTGTTGTCAGACATTCGTCTGCACCTTTCCGTTCTTCGCGTGTGGCGGCACGTTGTCTTTGGTTGTGTTTCAGTTGACGGTGACCTCGAGCAGGAGCACGCCATACGCGCACACCAGCCTCTTGTCCTCGTCAGTCATGCGTACCGGCCCGGATTCCAGTGACGCGTCGATGAGCGGCGCGACGGTTCCAAGCCCGATGATCTCCCTCGCGATGTCGGCCCACACGCGGGCGGCCTTGCCCCAGTCGCCCGTATGATCCTCTCTCATGCAGCGCACGCCCAGCCGCAGCCGCACGTACTGCGAGATGGGAGTGCTCATGCCCTGCATGGAGTCGGCCAACGTGGCTTCGGTGAAGGGAGGTTCGAGGTCGCTTCGTTCGATCGTGTCGAACGTCACGTCCGGGAACAGTGTCCTCAGTTTGGGCAGGAGCAGCGGCTCCGTGCGCCGCGGGGTGACGGGGATGCTCATACGCGCATCCTCCCGAGCGCGTCCTCCAACGTGCCGTGCGCCTTCTCCACGGGTGCGGGGCAGAGGATGGCCACGCCATTGCGGTTCGCGCCGTTATGGTCGCGAACCATGCAGCGGCTGTCGGTGACGGCCTCGTGGGCCGCGTCGCGCATGCGGTCACGCAGGGTCTCGTTCTTCAGCACCTGCTGGCTGAACGCCTTGCGGTTGAACACGAATCTGCATCGTTTGGCCATAGGTTATCCTTTTCGTTCTCCGACGGTGATGACGTCGCCGATGTGGCGTCCGTGGGTGTTGTTCCATACTTGCGGTTTGCCTTTGACTGGCAGAAGGACGCCTCTGACTTTGATCAGGTCGACTGGCTGGATGCCTGTCGGTTGGCTGCCGCGGATGTGGATCGTGTATTCGATGGTCAGTGGATTGGCGTTCTCCTCGACCTGGTCGGTGGTGGAGGTTGGGGCTACCACCGCCTGGAACGTGCCGACGCGGGCGGGTTCGCCTTGGATTGGATTGCCGTCCGTGTCGGTCGTGGGTTGGCCGCGCCATACTTCGATGGTTTCCATCAGGACACCTCACCTGTGGCCATGTCGACGCTGAACGCGCGTTGGGCGTTGATGCCGAGGATGCGTTTCTCGTCGTCGCGCAGCCACAGGTCGCCGGTTGGTGCTCCGAAACTGTATTGTTCGCTGAAGCTGCCGGTGGTCTGGTTCATCTGGGTGACGCCGCCGGGAATGCCGTACGGGTCGGCCTGCATGATCCTGCGGACGATGTCGCATGTGATCTTCGTCAGCAGGCGTGGCCGTTCTTCGAGGAGCCGCTGCCAGTTCGGGGAGCGTTCCTTGATGTAGTCGGTCACGTCCGCGAGATGCGTGTCGGCCTTCTCACGTTCCTCGTCGGTGAGTTTGTGCCACCTCTGTTCGAGGTCGACGGAGGTGGCGAACACGTCTGGTTCGTCCGTCATGGTCACTTCTTTTCCGGCAGCTTGATCACCCCGGAGGCCGCGAGGCCGGTGATAGTGTCATCGAACTGTTTCGCCAAAGTATTGAAAGCCGTGACGAGCTTGTCGAATTCATCCTTGGTCGGAGCGGCTGCGGCGGCCTTGACGATGTTGCCGTCAACGTTGCCAATCGTCTGTTCGGGCGCGAACTGCTTGATGCCGCCGAGGGTGTCCCTGCCGGCCTCCGGCAGTTCGTAGGCACCGGAACCGGCGGAGAAGGCGGTGCCGTCAGTGTTGACAAGCCGCACCTGCGCGTCCAACGGGCCGACAGTGTGCTTTTCCTCGCCTGCAGGGTTGATCACAAGCGTCTGGATGGGGAAACTCATCGTTCACCTCACTTGGTCTTGAGCACGGCGAACGCGTGCGGGTCGATGACGGCGAACGCGTACATCGCTTCGGTACGGTATGCGATCTGGTTGTGGGCCTTCAGGTCCACGCCGGTCTGGTCCGGGTCGCCGTAGGCGATAATCTCGCTGGTCAGGTCGCGGACCATGCCCCACTTGATGAGGCTGAAGTCTCCCATGAACGCGAGCACCTTCGTCGGGGTCTTAGCCAGTCGCCCGTTGACGGTGCCGGAGGTCGCGGCGGTGATGCCGTCCAGGCTGCCGGCCTGCAGGTTCAGCGGGATCTCCGGGTAGAAGCGCATGCCGGTGGAGGGCACGCGCAGCTTGCGCAGACGGGACGCCCACGTCTTGGACAATGCCACGCCGTTGATGTCGTAGGAGTCGTTCAGCGCATCGGCCAGGGCGTCCACGTTGCTGATGTCGTCATCGCCGGCGGTCACCTGCACGGCGGACGTGCTCAACGGGTTGAATCCGGAAAGCGCGGTGCCAGCCTTCGGGTTGATCGCATGGTAGATCACGTAGTCGAGCGCACGACCCAAAGCGGCTGCCTGATCCGCTTGGATGCTGCGGATGATCTGCAGCTGGTTGTCCTCGTCCGCCCACTGGAGTTCGCTGGTGACGCGGGTGGTGGTCTGCACCTTGAAGCGTTTCGCCACGACGGAATCCACGGTCTGCTCGTAACTGTTCTTGACCGCGCCTTCGGCCACGACCTCGGCTTCGCTCTTGCCGTTGAACACGAGGTAGTCGGCGTCGGAGAAGATCTGCGGCGTGCTGGGGCTCAGGAACGCGATGGTGCTGGTGTCCTTGGCCTTGTTCACGATTTCGGTGGCCACGCTCACTGGGAGCTTGATCTGGTCTGTTTTCATCGCCATGATGGCTTGTCCTTTCAGTCGTTATCTGCCGAGGAGCTGATGGATGTACGAGAGCTCTTCGGCGTCCTTGTTGTTCTGGTGCGAAGGAGAGCCTGTCTGGTTCTTCACCCTCGGCGGCTTGGATGCTGGATGCAATGCCGCTCGCAGGAGGTCCGCATGCGCTTCGAGTTCCTCTTTGCTGCCGCCGCGGAGCAGTTCGGCCGGAACGTCCTTGTCTTTGGCGACTTCGGACACCCATTCGGCGTGCTGTTTCTCGGCCGCGGCATCGTCGATCTGCTTGCGCAGGGCGGCGTTCGATTCCTTAAGCTTGTCGATTTCGCTCTTTCCGGCGTTCTCCATCTCGTCGAGTTTCATGGCTTTTGATTTGAGCTCGTCGTAGTCCTTGTACTTGCCGCGCTCCTTCGCCAACCTTTTCTCGACGATCTGGTCGACCTGTTCCTGGGTGAACGATTTCGGCTCGCCGCCGTCGCCACTATCGCCGGAACCGCCCTCGTCCCCGCCGCCGTCGATGAGACGGATACGGGCCGGGAATCGGAATCTGTTGAACATGCTGTGCTCCTTCTTGCTGTTTCCCGTGGATTCGAGTTCGACCGCGCCACGGTGCGCTGTATGGTCCTCCCACGCGATGCGGCGCATGGTCGCCGCCAACCGGACCGGCTGGTCGAGTGGTGGATGCGGGACTCGCACCCGCGTGGCAAAATGCGCCCGATTTACAGTCGGGTCCGTTCGTCTACTCCGGCAATCCACCAAAAGGTGATAGAATGGATATGTAAGCGCCCTTGTTACCGCCCTTTTTGGTAGTTTCAGCGGCGCTTACTTGATTCTCAGCAACTGTCCTTTTTTGTTCAGGATGTATACGATCCCATTCTTGAAACGATGACTTTTCATGATGTTTCCGATGAGTTCCTCATCGCTCATGTTGTCGTTTTCGGAATTGTCGATGATCAGCCGTCTGCAATCCGGCTTTTTTGACGCGCTGCCCATATATCCGTCGATAGTGCGGAATTTGTCTGCTGATTGAGGCGTCTTGAGCTCGATGCCGCCTTCCAAATCAGACAAGCCGATCAGGAGCATACGCCCAGTGTCTGGATCCTTCGCTTCACGATGGTCGATCTGAAAGGCCGGGACGATTCCATGTCTGCGCAGTCTCTGGGCCGTTCGTATCTCCTGCGGTCTTACCTGCTCGGTTTCCTCACGCATCCCATCACTTGGGAAGCTGATCGGTGGCTCTGCGCCGCTGTGGAGCCATTCTCGGTCGCGCCAGCGCATCTCGGCGAGTATCTGGTTGCGTTTCCAGTTGCCGAACTTCTGGCCCGGCGAACTGCGGGTTCTCAGGTATTCGTCGTGGGTAAGACGATGCTCGATGGCCGTCTTGCATTGTTCCCAGCGTTCACTCATGCCGTCGGGGTCGAAGCCTTTGAGCTTCTGCCTTCCCCAGCTGCTGATGACATCACAGTGACAGTGGCCATTGTGGAAGGTGGGGCCGAAGTCGGCCGTCTCTTCACTGAGGTATTCGAAGCCACGGGTGGCGAGCATGACGCAGAACGCGCATGGATCGCTGCCTCGTGGCACGCGCGCCCATTTTGGTTTTGTGGGGTCGGCATGCATGTCACGCATGGTCATAAGCCTGGCGGATGTGCTGACCATGTCACCAATGAGCTGCTGCCAATCATCGATGGTCTTCAACTCCGGCCACAGACTGTCCACGCTCAATCCGGCATTGCTGCGTCCGGCGACGAGGTCGGAGTAGTTGAGACCATTCCAGTCAGTTCCGGAGAAACCGCCGTTCATGCGGTAGAGGACTTCGCTTGGATCAAGCAAATCCGGGTGTTCGAACTCCGGCAGATCCACTCCTGACTGCTCGGCCCATATAGCGCGTAGCTGGCTGAAATAATCGTCAGCCAGCTGCGCGGACTGTCTCGAGTAGTCCTCGACCACATCGCGCATGAACAACGGGTTGGAGCGGTACTGCGCCTCGATAGCGTCAGCCGCTTCGTCTGCCAATGCATCAAGGTCGGCGACGTATCCCGCATAGGCTTGGTCAAGCAGCCGTTGAAGATCTCTCCTGTTCGTCTCCGGTATGTTCAGGCTGTTGAGTTCCATCCTGAACCTCCTCGCCGCCGGCCGATGCCAGGCGAGCCTTTAGCTGATCGATCTGTTCCTTAGCGCGCTGGCGTTGCTGGTCGGCGCGTAAGCGGGTGATTTCCTCACGGCTCAGGCCGAGTCGTTCGAGTCCGACGTCGGAGTCGGCGTAGCCGGTGACCTTGTCGGCGATCTTCGTGAACGCGTCGGCGCGCGCCGCGTCGGAGATCTCCTTCGTGGGGGCCCATACCGGGTGTACGTCGCGCATGGAGTCGGGTATCGAGTTCGTGCCTTCGCGCAGTGCCACGGCGATGCCCATGGCGCGTTTGAGTTCGCGTCCGAAGGCCACGTTCTGCTTGTCGGCGATGCGGGTCAGGCGTCGTTCCGCTGATGCCATCGCCTCGGCACTGGTCGGATTGTCCAGTGTGATGCCCAGGTAGTCGACCGGCACGCGGGTCTGCGAGGCGACGAGCATGGCCATGGTCTTGAGCATGTCCGAATGGGGTGCCATGGACGCCTGCTGCACCTGCTGTAGTTGGGGCAGGTTGCCGTCCTCGTCGGCGCTGATGGCGTTGATCGCCTGGATGAGGCTCTTCCACGTGTTGCTGCTGAACGCGTCCTTGTTCGCGCCGATGAACCAGAGTTTGGGAACGGAGTAGAATTCGGCCGATGCCTCCATGCGGACCATGGTGCGGAATCCGGCGTCCACGAGGCTCATGAGCGAACGGCTGATGCGGCTGTGGCCGAACGGGCGGTCCATCTGCCTGTCGTAGGCGAGCGCGACGACCGTCGGCTGGTCGAAGTTCGTTTCGATTTTCTCCGCGCGCCATGGCAGTGGGCGCCCTGAGCATTCGTAGACCTTGCCGGGGAGCCATACGTTGAATGAGCAGATCCGTCCGTCCTTGTCGTCTTCGGTGATGGTCAGCGCGGCGGCCAGGCGGTGGTTGCGCCTGTCCCAGATTCCCGCGGACCAGTCGGCGGAACGGGGGATCATGCTGATGCGGTCCGGATCCTCCGGGTCTGCGGCGATGGTCAGGAAGCTGCATGAGTGCTTGTATGAGGATACGATCAGTTCGGATGCGGTGACGTCCAGCTGGTTGTCCTCGAACAGGTCGTTGATGCCCATCGTGTCGTCGCCGGAGATGCTGAATCCTTCCAGGTCGCTCAGGTCGCTCAACGATCGGACGGCGAGTTCGGGCCATCCGATCATCGCCTCGACCTTGTTCTTGATCTGGTCGGGGATGGAGATGCCGAAGTCCTTGAATCGTTCCTTGCAGTCGTAGTAGGCTCCGCGGATCAGGTTGCGCGGGTATTTCTCGCGCCAGACGTGCAGCAGTTCGTGGATGATGGGCATGTCCTCGTCGTCGACGCCGCGGATGGTGCCGACGTTGCCGCTCGCTGTGTCGAGGTAGCTGCTGCCGGTGAATTTCGGCGCTGTGCTGATTGTGGTGCCGTCGGCCATGTAGAACACCATCAGACCATCACCTCCTGTCGTCTTCCGGGATGCCGTTTCGTGGTGAACGCGCCGTACAGGGCGAGTGTGGTGGATACGAGCGGCGTTATGTCGATATCCGATCCGAGCTTGTTCCAGGCGATTGCGCCGGACTGCCCCAATGGGCGCGTGGTCGCGCCTTTGACGGCGGTGGCCAATTGCGGCTGGTATTCGTCCGGCGGGTGCTTGAGCGTTCCGGCCTTGAGCATGTCGAGGAACCGGCCGCATGCGCGGCCCATCTCCTGCATGTTCGTGACCGTGACCTTCACGTGCGCGGCTTTCAGGTCGGGCAGCAGGCTCATTGCCGGGGACTGCGCGTCGATGACCACGCTGGCGGTCTTGTGCCAGCGTTCGGCGAGCCAGTCAACGGCCCACATGGTGCCAGCCTGCCGCGCGTCCTTGATGTTCGCCATCTGGATGACGGCCGAACCGTCCTTGTACCGCGATGCGGCGCCGATGGTCAGCACGCTCCTGTCGGGCGGCATGTCGAGGCCGAAGCTCACCGTGCCGCCTTCGGGCACGTCATCGACGGCCGCGGCCTTCCACTGGTCGGGGTCGATGGCGTATGCGGTGACAGTCTCGTCCCAGATGCCGAGCGCCTCGCGGCGGAACGAATCGTCGGACAGGTTGTTGCGCATGCGCATGATTGCCTGTTCACTGGTACGTCTCGGATAGCTGGGATTCGCTTTAGCCCACTGTTCGCGGTCGTCCGGATCCGCGTCCTTGTCGGCGGCAAGCTCCACGTAGAGGAGGTTCCCGTCATGGTTCAGCGCGTGCATGCGCTTCTCCGTGAACGCCTCGCACTGGTCTCCCGGCTTGGGTGGATTGCCCATGTACACGACCAACGGGTTCGGGCTCGTGTTCAGGACGGGGATCATGTTGTCCATCGCGCGCACGGTGAGGATCTGCGCTTCGTCGAAAACGGCCACGTCCACGCTGTGCAGGCCTCGGCCGAAACCGTTCTCTCGGGCGCCGAACATGATGCGGCTGCCGGACGTGAACGTGATCTCCTGTTGGCCGTTCGCCCTGCGAATGCGTTCCACGTACCTGCCGAGCATCGGGTTGTGTTCCATCTCGCACATGTCCGCGAACGTCTCGTCGCTGGTGCGCGTGTGGTGGGCGGTCCAGATGGCCTTCAGGTTCGGCGTGAGTATCGCCTTGAGGAACAGCGCGGTGCCGACGGTGAAGGTCTTGCCGATCTGCCTGCAGCTGGACAGCACGGCGCCGTCCGCGCCACACGCGTACTTGCCTTCCGTGTTCTTGGCGAACAGAAGCCACAAGAAACCCTGCTGCCACAAGTCGAAACGGATGCCGGCCTTGCGCGCGGCTTTGTTGATTCGCGTGAACTCGCTGCCGACGATGCCTTCCGGCTGGCGGAGGACCTTGGCGATTTCAGACAATCGACGCTCCGACATCGTCCGTCACCTCGTCTTCCTCATCGTCCAGCAGGTCGGTCAGACCTCCGCCTTGGAGTGATTCGATGCGTTCGCATACATCGATGAGCTGGCGGCTGATCGCGGCCAGTGCGTTTGCCGGTGTGGACGTGTCGTCCATAGCCTTCTGCAGTCGGTCGCGGTTGGCGCGCAGCATGTCCAGCATGCTGCCGTCCATCATTCTCTCGAAACTCCGCTGGTCGAGGTCCTGCTCCGGCTTCTGTTTCGTTTCCACGACTTTGACGGGTGGCTTACTGTTCCAGTCCTGTGCGGGCCTGTTCTTTTTCCGACGATAATCGGCTTTCTGACGGCAGGATTTGGAGCAGTACCGTTGCGGCCGCCCGTGGCCGGAAGGCCGGAATTCCTTGCCGCAGAGTTCGCACTTCATGGCGTCCACCTCCGCTTTCCGACCTTTCGTCGTTTCCCCTGTTTCCGACGTTTGAATTCCGGGGGAAATATCGGCACTGCACCCGAGGCGACCGGGAGGGGGTGTACCCGGGGTCCCCGCCCTGGTATCGGAGTCAGATGCCGAACGTTTTGAACGGCATCGAGCTTGATTTCACTTCCTGTCTGCCAGCCAGCAGCGCTCGTGCGTGTTCGTCTGTCTTGTCGCTCTTCATCCTGTTGCATCTGCGGTGCGTGAGCCTGCAGTTTGCGAAGCTGTATGGATCACCGCCGCGTGAGACTGGTATGAGTTCGTCGACTTCGGCGCTCATCGGATGTGGTGTCTTCAATGTCTTGTCGACTGGCTTGCCGCAGATGGCGCACACGTCGTATGCGGCCAGGACTCTTGCCCTGAGCTGTCTGCGCCGCCAGCCGTTGCTGACGCGCTCGTTGCGCCGCTTGCTCATGTGGCCTCCCCGCATGTATGAGCCCCGGGGTGCCGTGGATTTGCCGACGACTATCTTCGCCGTTGGCTTGCTGGAATGCCGGTATAGGGGCTCCCGTATATGGACACTCCCGTGTCTTGTAGGGGCTCCCCATCATCTGCGAATGCCCCTCCCGGATTGTCAATACCCCTACCCCGGGTTTGTTTCATGGGTGCCTTCGGCGGGATTCGAACCCGCGTCCACACGCGGCCACAAGGAAGCGAATCCAATAAAGACTTGCGGCCGGTACGATCTACCACTGATTCCTACGAAGGCATACCGGCAGGCGGATTTGAGCATCACCGCATCACGGAAGCACGGGATTGGCTTGCCTGCCACATTGAGGTATGCCCACTCTGACGGGAGTGGGCGGAGCGTGTCCGATATGCCGTTCGGACAGGACGGGACTGCAACACAGGGAGTTAGGAGAATCCATGGCGGATATGAAAAGGGTTCAAACCAAGTCACCTCGGTTTGAACCCTCTAATCCACTGACAATTCTGCGTTGCACTTTCGATTTTGTCAAATCGAATCGCGCCGCAGCACCTGCCGATGCACGTCCGAAAGCCTGTACAATGGCCGTCCCTTATCGTTCTCACCGACCGGCTGAAGCCTGCCACGCTTACGCCACGAGCGAATCGTATTCGCATTGCACTGGAACCCGCATTCGCGCAGCAGCTCAGCACACTCCCCCGCCGTGAACGCCCTGCCCGATTCGATGCACTCCCGCAGGAAACCCAATCGCACATCGACCACGCGATAAGCGTTGCCGCACACCGGACAATCAACGCTCACCGCGCCGACCTCAGCACTCAGCTCCACTCCACACAGAGGATTCAGGCACCTGCCGATGCCGTGCCTGGATGGTGGCACGTCGATGATGGCCAGCGTCTTGCGCACCAACCGCTCCCAGTCATGCCAGATCAAACCGATGTCCGGCAGTCGGTTCAACCGCTGGCATGACCAGCATGCCTTGAGCATGTCGACGATGGACGGGACCGCGATGCTTGTGGCCCATGGCATGGCCGGCGGCGCATACAATCGACACCACAACGCCGTCACCGCATCCTCGATCTCCTGCAGATGGTCAACGACTGAGAGTCTGATCGGCGTGGGCGCGGACTGCAGGTTGACACGTCCAGGCTGGTGGCCTCCGTAATGCGCCGTCGAATCCAGGAACTCGCGCAGGGCTTGGATCCATGACGGATAGTCGTGGATCCATCCCCTCAAAGCGGTCTCGCACTTGTCGCACATCGTGGCCTGGATACGGCACTCCCCGCCGCACACTCGGCACATGCCGGCGAGCGCTGGCTTGTTTTGGTTGGTTTGTGTTGGTTGGGATTCGTTGTTTTGTTCGTTCATTTGTTCGATTCCCTCCGGCGTGGTAGTCTTCTGGTGGTGTCAGGAGCCCGGCCGGAAGGTCGGGTTTCTTGTTATTCGTGGCGCTGTTGGATGATCGCTTTGATTTCCTCTTTGGGGACTTGAGGAACCAGTGGCGAGATCTCATCGAGGCTGTATCCGGCCTGATGCCATTTGATGATCATGTCCATGAGGGTTTTCTTCACTTTCATTTCGTTTCCTTCTTTGTTTTGAAGCATTCCGGGCAGAGGCTGTCGTTGGGGTCTGCGGAGTTGGTCTGCCATCCCTCGTATTCGAGCCGGTGCAATGGTCCGATTTCCGACTTGCGGCATTCGCGGCATGAAAGATGATGGTGGTTCGGACAGAGGCTGTCCCACGGATAGTCGCGATCGATACGCCATCCCTGCTGTTCGAGTTCGTCAGGCGCGCCACTATCGGCGGCATGGCAGTCATGACATTCGAAATGCCAGTGGGAAGGGCAGTAGTGCCTGCCTGAGACCTCGTCACATTGCCAGCCGTGGTCGACGGCCTTGTCGTCGGCGTCCTCTTCGGCCGCATCACCGACGAAAAGGCTTGTGTGACACTCGTCGCAGATGACGTACCGCTCATAGATTTCCTGGTAGCTCATCGCTCCAGCTCCTTGTCCGCGCCGCTCACATGGCTCCAGTCGCATGACAGGCCGCCCTTCTGGTAGCTCGAGTAGACGACGCAGTCCACTTTCCTTGTGCCGGTCAGGGTGATGACGCATTCACGTAAGTTGCCACGCCAGGCAGAGCACTGCGAGTCGATGGACCTGACCTCATGCGCTGGCGCGCTTCCGCATCCGGCGAGCGCCATGCATATGACGGTGATGGCGAGTGTGATGCGTGTTGTTTTTCTCATTTTGTTTCCTCCTAGTGTTTGCGCCATTCGCCGTTGGCGTATCTGTTCCATCCGCGGATCGCGGTTTTGATGCTGTCGTCCGGTGTTTTGATCCAGATGGCGTTCGGGCATCCGCGGCATTTGGCTATCCATACGTAATGCGCCGTGGTTCCGATGATCCGGGCGTAGGGTTCGATGCTGGGTTTCCTCGTGCCGCAGTATGGGCATGGGCTGGTCCTGTGCCACGCCCGGATGGTGTTTCTTGTGTGTTTCATGGTTTGCCTTCCGTGATGACGACGGCGCGGATGCCGTCCGAGGTTTTGTTCGTATGGCGGCGCAGGTCGCAGTCGATGACGTGCAGTCCTATGCCCCGGTATTTCAGGACCGCGTGGACCGGACTCAACCGGATCAGATCCAATGGGCCGTCCAACGTGACATCCATGCCGGTGAGCGCGATGCATCGACGGCCGATTAGGTCGGCGGGATTCCGGTACTGCCACGCCATATGCGTCTGGACCGTCATGGCCGGCCTCCGATCCAAGCGACCAGGACGGCCGCGCACAGGAGCATCATGGAGACCGCTGTCATCACCATGCTCCCTTCAGGAGCTTGCGGTACCACTTGTAGTCGTTGATGTCGCGTCGGATGCAGTCGCGTACTCTGTGCGATCCACGATGCCCCTCGTACGGATCCTCGGGACAGTCCAGGAACGTGAGGTAGCGGCGGAGCGTAGTCAGGTCGAACTTGCGGTAGGACAGCCACCTGTCCGGGTCCAGGCCCAGGCGTTTGAGGAAGTCGATGTCGAAGTCCACGTTCGTTCCGGCCGGAACCAAGGTGAAGAGTTGCGAAAGGGAGTCGAGATACTCCTCCACGGCGTTCGCGACCGCTTCCACACAGTCGTTCCTGTCGGAGCCGTTCAGCAGTTCGAACAGGAGGCCGTTGTCCGTGTGCATGGAGAACGCTACCGGGCTCATGCCCAACAGGTCGAGACCGTACGGTCTGATGATGCGGTGCAGGGATCCGAACGAATGTTCGCCCAACACGTCGGTGCATTCCATGCCGACCTCCAACGGCAGGCTGTTATTCCTGTTCGTGCCGGTTGTTTCGAAGTCGAGCCAGAGCAGCGCCTCCGGCTTCCCATTCCGGTCTTTGTCCTGTTTCCTCATGATTCTTCCTTCCAATCGCTTTGCCATTCGATGATTTCTATTTGCGTGAGCCGTTGCGCCGTGCCGTCACCCAGCAGCCACCACCAGTCGCCGTTCCAGTCGCGTATCGGCACGCTGAGCGGATCACGCCAGCTCGGGATGATGTAGCCGGACCGTTCCGCCTCGGCCGGATGCGCGTGCGTCCAACCATGACAGCCGGTCGTGCCGGAACCGCACAGTTCGACGATGTTGCACGGCAGGTCACGCATGGTCGGGTTGGCCCGACGGCGCAACTGCCGGTGATGGCCGCTCCTGCCCGGCCAAACACTCGGGTCGTGCAGGTTGCGTCCGCAACGCATGCAATGCCAGCCCTGGCGTGCGAGCGCGATGCGTTTCGATTCCTGGAATTGCCGGTCGCTCATCGTCGCTCCATTCCGAACTGGTCGAGCAGGTTGATGCAGGTCGAGCAGTCGCGTTTGATATCGCGGATGCGGTCAAGGTCCATATCGGCGAGCGCCGGGCCTTTGAGCGCGTCGAGTTCCAATCGGTCGGCGGCTTGGATGGCCGAGGTGAGGATGCCGGCCATGTGTGCGATGGTCATGGCGTTCATGCCGCCGCCTCCTGTTCGAACAATTGTTCGGCCAATACGTCGCCGGGCACGTTCGCGAGCTGACGGCGCAGCATGTCCGGGTCCAAGCCCTGGTTGAGCAGGTCCGCGACCTTGCATGCGAGCTCCATGTACGTGTCCGTGCCCTCGCAGGCTATCGGGCCGAGCACCCGTTTGACCTCTTCGCTGCCCCACGTATACCGGCGAGTGCCGGTTTTGGGTGTGGCGAATCCGCGTTCCTTGCCTTTGACGAGCCAGTTGCGGTATTTCGCGTTCCAGTCGGCCGAGCGTGCTCCCGAGTCGAGGGCCCTGTCGCGGAATTTGTCGGCTTCGATGTCGCAGTCGATGCCTAGCCGGTCGGCGAGCGCCTGGTGTTCTTCGGTGGGTTTCCAGTCGGCTGGTATTGGGATTTGTTTTCTCGCGCGCGCGTTACTCTCTCTAGGTTCTATATACGGTTCTTCCTTAGATATGGTTCTTGTGCAATCATGTTGCACCCCTGTTTGCACACCTGTCCGTGTTTTTTGCACCCCTGCTTGCACTGCTGGTGTGCAGTCTGTTTGCACTGCTGGTGTGCAGTCGTGTTGCACTGGTGTTTCGGCGTTTTTGAGAGGTGCAGTTTTTGCACCTCTGCTCATGTTGAGGTTCCAGACGGTCGGCTTGTATCCGCCGAGGCCGGACACGATGCGCTGGTCTCCCCTGCTGATCAGTCCGGAGGATTCGAGACTCTTCAACGCGTAGGAGACCGTACGCACGCTGTATCCGGTCAACCGACTGATCGTGCTCCTGCTCGGATACGCTCCCATGCCTTGAGGGTCGGCATGGTCGGCCAGCACGAGAAGCGTGCGGAAATCCGCGTGCTTGATGTCCGGCGCTACACCGTAGATAACCCATGTCAACGCTTGGATGCTCATGATTCGTCCTTAGAAATCCGGTTCGGATTCCGGCTTGCCGAAATCACCGAACGATGCCGATTGGTTCTGTGGCTGACCCCACGGGTCCGACGGCGGCAACGAAGCGGCGGCTCCTCCCGCATAGCCCGCCGGCATGGAAGCCGGATTGCCGTACGCGCCCGCCGTGCCCGACTGGACCTTCGCGACCTGCGCCGTCGCATACCGCAAGGAAGGGCCGATCTCATCCACCTGCAATTCCACGGAAGAACGCTTCTGATGCTGCTCGTCCTCCCACGAACGCTGCGTCAGCCTGCCCTGGGCGACCACACGCATGCCCTTCGCGAGGGAGCGGGCGCAATGCTCGGCCAGATCACCCCACACCGTGCAACGAAGGAACAACGCGTCCCCATCGACCCACTGCTGCGACTGCCGGTCGAACGTGCGTGGAGTGGACGCGATCGTGAACCCAGCCACGCTCCTGCCGTTCTTCGTCGACCTCAACTCCGGATCCGCGGTCAGATTGCCCACAACCGCGATGATCGTCTCACCAGCCATCAGAACCTTCCTTTCACGGCGAGAGTCTTGATGATGCGGATGGTCTCGCCACCATCCCTGGTCTTCACCATGTGCGTCAACTGCGCGGCCGCTCCCTGATGGAAACTGTCATCAGGCATCACCTCCAACACCGGCATGGCGATCTCGGACACGAACCGGCCCACCAGTCCGGTGAACCGCACGCCCACCGATTCCAGAATCACCAGCTCCTTCCACGCCTCGCTCTCCATCGCCCGACGGCACGCGCCGGCCACCGCCCTGTCACCACTCGTCATCTTCTTCGTGTCGACGTCCTTGACCGGAGCGTTCGGACTGAAATGCCAATGCGGCAGAATCTCCCTCATCGGTCACTCCCCTCAGTCGTCGTCCCTGGACGAGAACCGCACCACCAGCCACAACGCGGTGGCGAGATACACGCCCTCGACCAGCAGCGCGCCGGCCATGTTCCCAGAATCACGCCAGGTGAGCATGAGCGTCACGCTCACGACCAGGCCGATGACCGCAATCGCGAATTTCATGCGGCGCAAGGCGTAGTTCGGACGCCCTTCCTTCCGCTTCTGGGATTCGGGTCTGTCTTCGAGCCGGTAGTCGTTGCCGGTCATTTGTTTTCCTCCAGTTCCTTGAGGATGCGATTGCATTCGCGACGCATGAATTGGATATCCGTCTTCGTGAACGTGAAATCGGTGCGTCCGGCCGTAGTGAAGAAGCTGACTTCGACTTCGGCGTGGTGGTCACTGGTCTCGTTCTGGTGTTTGCGGACGCGCATCTGCAGCGCGCCATTCGCGAACATGCTCATCTGGCACCTCCGATCATGTTGATGAGTGTGTGAATGATGTCTTTGCTTTCCTCGGCGGTGAATTCCGCCAGCGTTATCTCCTGGATGCCGTCGATGAGTCTGGCGAATCCGTCCACGTCCACCCGGACGTAGAAGCCACTCGACGCGAGCAGCACGTTATGCGGGTCATGGCGTCCCGACTTCGGCGGCGCCGGCGGATTCAGCCTCACGGCCTGTCTGATGCCCATGTCACAGCTCCTTGTTGATCGTGTCGACGATGAGGTCCACTATTCCGGTGACGTCAAGGTCGACGTAGCCGACGATGTGGCCGAGCGCCCGCATGGCCTCCACATCCCCGTCCTTGAATGGGTGGACCAGTTCGCCCTGGGTCTCGAACTCGTCGAACACTGCCTGCACGCAGGCCTTGCGAATCGTTTTCATGCCGACTCCTTTCCCTCGTATTCACATGTGCTCTGGTAGAGGTGTTCCTTGAAGTAGGCGATCATCGGCTCCTTCGGATACATGACGGTCCGTCCGACCTTCACGAACTTCGGGCCGATTCCCACACCACGCCAGTACGCCAAGGTGCCCTCCTTGATGCCGCAACGGTCCGCGATGTCCTTCGTCGTGTTCATCGGTTTCAGGACCTCAGCGAGCGCAGCGAACGTCGTATCGTCTTCCATCACGCGCCTCCTTTGCGTGTGTGATGCCGGGCGGCGTTAGGAGAACCGCCCAGCCCCCTCCTAAAATCGGTGTCATCCCGCATATGCGACGTGCGGGCCGAACAGTTAGGAGAAGAATCAGTGTCGAATGCAGCCGAATACCTACTGCAGTTTTTTGAGGTCGAGCAGCAGCCCGACGGATTCCGGAAGGACGTGCTGCCCGCATACACGGCCATGTGCAGCACCGAAAGAACACTTGATACGCTGATCGCCCGTGGCGTGAAACGTCTCGACATGGCGAAATCACAGATGCCCGGTATTTGGAAAGCCTTGTGGGAATCATTCTCCGACGATGCCCTGGACGGACATCGTCGGAACTTCAGCACGTTGGCCGGTTCGACCAATAGGTTGGATGCCGCGGCGGTTCTGGCTTTGCAGACCATCGCCGACAGGTGGGTAGAGCTGGATGTGCGGATGGAAGACAAGGACAGGGAGAACATCTCCGGCTTCCTTTCTGAAATCGAGCAGTGCCTGAAAGAGGATGTGAGCATGCCGGCGGCGTTGAAGTCGTATGTGCTTAATCTCACGACCGAGGTTCGCCGATGCGTCAACGATTGGGAGAGCTGCGGCTCGTTCGAGCTCAATGACGCCATGCAGCGTCTGCTTGGAGCCTTGTACATCGCCGAATCGCACGCCAAGGACCAATCCCGCTGGCAGAAGATCAAGGAGAAATACATGGGTGGGATGTTCGCTGATTTCATCGTTCAGATTCCCGCTCTTGCTCTCGCGGCGGTTCCGTACATAGCCCAGATCGGCGCATGAGCAGGTAGTTCCTGTTCAGTTCCCGCAGCATCACCCATCTAACGCCAATCTGCAATCCGTTAAGCAGAAGGGAGCAGCCAAGAAGAATCTGGAATTGATTCAGAGATTTGAGTCCACAGGCAAACGTCCAGATTCCGGATATCGCGCAGATGATGGACACCACCACGCTAAGAGCGCTTGGCTTGGTTGTAACAATCATCACTCATCCCCCAACATCGTCATGAATTCCCTCGAGTCCACTTCCGCGACCGCTGGGAAGATTACGAACGCCTTCCCGTCGCCTAAGAGCTCGACTCTGATCGGGTCGTCCGTTATCCATTTGCCGGAATGCGCGAAGAGATAGTCACTGATACGCTTCGCTTTTCTCTGCGGAATGTTGTTGATTTCAAGGCACGCGCTCATCACGCACCCGCTTCCAACGACGGCTGAGCGCGACCCCAGTACCGGTCGATGAAATAGCGCTGCCCCTTGCCCGTGACCTTCGGAGTGCGGCTGACCGTGGTGTGCCCATCCGCATGGGTGACGGTGGTCTCCTTGATGCGGAACAGGCCGAGGTCCATCGCACGCTGTGTCGGCACGTTGCGATTCGAACCGGACTTGCCGAGATACCCTTCAGCCCGAAGAAGACGGAACAGTCTATTCTGGCCGACGGGTATGCCGTTCTGCAGGAGCATCTTCGCGAGCTCGCCGACCAGGCACGTGTCGTCGGACGCGGCGACCGCGTCGGCGAATCGAGCTTTCGGCTCCAGTTCCACGATGCGCGTCTGCTGTTCGGTGATCTTCCGCTGCTGCTGTTCCATGGTGCGCTTGCCGATCATCACGGCCTTCGCAAGGATGGTCATGTCATCATCCGCGTCCGTGGCGGGAATGTAGCCGCCGGTCCTGCGGATCTGGGGAAGCACCTCATGCGTGACCCAGCGCTGGAATTCCTTGGCCTCCGGCTTCCGCGACTTCATCACAAGACGGTAAAGACCAGGTTCGCTGATGATATACGTCTGCTGCCGGCGACCAATCGAATCGATGACTTCAGTAGTACTGAACTCATCCTTATCAAACATTTTGACGGTCTCAGTTGGATTGCCAAGGTCAAGGATGCTCATACAATCTTTGAGCACGAACCAGGGCTCCCCCGCCTCATCGGTCAAGGTGCGCAATGATGCGCCCCTGAAATCGAATCGTTGTATTTCGTTGTTCATGGTTTTTCTCTTTCGTATGAGCCCTTCCCCGCCGGTACGCTGGTAACTGCCAGGAAACCAATCCGCCGGTGGCGGGGAAAGGAAGAATGTATATGGCTGAACTTTTGAGGATCGGCAATAATGACGCCGATAGGTCCTTGTATGAGCAGTGGGCGTTGGCGGATGATCCGGCACAGGTCCTTGCAGATATGGCCGATGCCGCACGGAACCATCGCATCCTCAGGATTCATGCGAGCCGTACTGCTAACGGCCCCGTCGAGGACTTGTATGTGAATCCCGCGGAATGCTCGTGGTGGGATGTGGTTCATACGCGTCCTCAGAGGGTCGCGTCATACTAGGCTCGTTGCTTTCCGGCCGTGCGGTCTTCAGGGCCTGCGCGGCCGCTTCCGCGAGTTCGTACAGGTCGTGCGCATCACAGTGGAAGCTCAACCCGTACGATGCGCCGAGCTGAATGGTCAGCAGGAATCTGCCATCACCGAACGCCGGGGTGACCTTGAATCGCGGGTGCCAATCCTCGGAACCGCCCAGCAGCATGTCCTGCGGATGATCGAACACCGGCGATTCCTCGCGGGCGGCCAGCTCCTCGCGGACAACCTCCCTTATCGCGCCCAGCAATGCCGGTTGCCTCTTCTTGAACTCCTCAACTGAAACCGGAACAATGGTCTTGGTCGCCGGCCAAGTCTTAATATCGTTGCTCATTTCGGATTCTCCTTAGAATCGTTTTCATTGGTGGTCATGCATTCCCATGACGCGTTGCTGCTGTATCGTTGTGCGCGTTGACCGTGTTCCATTGATTGAGGAGTGATTTATGAGTGCCAGTCCCTTGTGGGTATCGTTGTTGTCCCCTGCCTTGTCTTTTCTGGCAGTGGCCGTCAACGTGTGGATTACGTTCCGCAATTGGCAGCGCAGGCCGGCCGCGCATTGGATTTGCATCCCCGTACATGGCAAGGAAGAACGCATTGATTTCAACCGGTTCCTGAAGGACGCGGATGACGATCTTGCGAAATCCGATGGGATCGGTCACATGTTTGCGTTGACGAACAACGGTGAGATGCAGGCGGCTGGAGTCAAACTGTTCGCCTTGGGCTGCTCTGTGCAGGCGATCCAATACCTGGACACGCCACATGGCCAGGCAAAAGACATCGGCGCCGAATTCGCGTTCGTGGAACCGCGTGGTGCTGTCTACGCATTGCTCGATGATCCGGAATCCAAACTGTTTCTGGATGGTGTCACTCCGGCGAAAAGCTGTTGGTTCCGTGTCTATTGGATGGATTCGCCGACCCGTAAGCCTCAATACCTCAAGCAGGATTTCCGGTGGGACGTCGTTGACGGGCAACGTCTCGTTGACCGTCTCATCCCACTCGGCAAACCACGTAAGGTGTCCAAGGATGAATATGATGCCGGCAAACCGGCTATTAACGAACTTGAGATACATGGTTTCGTCCAATCCACTAGAAGAGAACGCGTGGCTCGTTTTCTGTTGCGTCGTTAGCTGTTGAGCCACAGATTGATGAAGATCGTGATGATGCTCACCACCGCGCAGGCGATGTTGAACCAAGTCACTATCGTTTCCATATGAAATACCTTCTTTCGATTCATGTGTCGGCGAGCGCTGCTCACGGCTTGATCTGTTTGATGCCGTCGATTGGTTGCAGGAGCTTGATCATGAGCTGGTAGAGGCTCATGCCGAGCATCGTCGCCGTCTTTTCGAGTTGCTCGGTGTTAAACGACCCCTTGCCACCCAGACGTTCGCTGATCGTCTTCTCGCTCACGCCAAGTTCTCTGGCGAGCGCGGCCTGTGTCTTGCGGTGCCGTGCGAGCTCGCCGCTGAGATTCCTTGCGATGGTTTCCGTCTCACTCATCTGTCTTGCCGCTCCTTTCTTTGTTCATTGCCTTGCGGTAATTCTTACCGTACTTAATTGAGTAAGTTTACTGTTACTCAATTGAGTATTCTTTACAAATCCTTCTCAATTGGGTACCATGTTGGGCATGGGAAGCATTGCCAAAAATGAAGTCACCGAAGACAGCAAGCGAATCATCGACGTATGTCGAGATCTCGTTAAACGAAGTGGAATAACAAATGCCGAGTTCTACAAAAAGAGCGGTATGAGAAACAACTACTGGCACGTAAGGCTCCGATATGAAGCGCCGCTCACGACGTCAGATGTGGAGCACATCGCCTCCACATTCGGGCTCACCAGCCTCGACATCTACACACGAGCACTCGGCAGCGATGCCGCACGAGCCTACGAAGCCCGCGAGCGCCAATCCCAGATCACCGATGATCTCATCGACCGTATCGCCGCACACCCCGAAGACTATGACGTGGCCGCAAACACGGATCCGAACGCACGCCTCGAAGCCGAGACGCCTGACGATTGATGGATTGAAAGGAACACGAATGACTGAATACAACCTGTATTGTGACGAGAGCTGCCATCTGGAACATGACGACAGCGATGTCATGGTCCTTGGAGCCCTCATCATCCCCAAGGATAAAAAGCAGGAGATCACGGAAAACATCCTCCAGATCAAGGCACGTTACGGCGTCAAGGCACGTACGGAAGTGAAGTGGACGAAGGCCAGCATGCCGAAAATCGACCTTTACAAGGACCTACTGAACTGCTTCTTCCTGGATGACGACATGAGGTTCCGCGTTCTGGTGGCCAAGAAGACGCGCCTGAACCATGAGGCATGGTCACAGTCGCACAACGACTGGTATTACAAGATGTATTTCACCATGCTGAACAGGCTGTTCGACTCCACGAACACCTACAACGTGTACGTGGACATCAAGGACACGCATTCCGCGCAACGTACCGAGAAACTTGAGGAAGTGCTGGCGAACAGCCATTACGACTTCAACCACGAGTGCATCAAGAAAGTGCAGCCGATCCGTTCGGACGAAGTGCAGATGATGCAGATCACCGATGTGATCAACGGGGCCGTCTGCAGGGCGAACCGGACGACCATCCCCCAACCATCGGGCGCGAAAGCTGAAATCATCGACTACATACGCATGAAATCAAAGCTCCGTCTCACCCAGTCAACAACCCTGGGCACGCGAAAGTTCAACATCTTCGTCTGGGAAGGACGGAACGCATGACACCGCATTGGATACCGGAGCTCGTGCCCAAATCCCCGATAGAAGACTTCGCCGTATACGAGGATAGGATTTACGCAATCTTCAAGCAGGACTTCATAGATTCGCACCCATCATTCGACGGTCTGAGGGTCTCCGTGCGCCGCCAGAAAGAGGAGACCGACGGAAAATGGGCCGGGTTCTTCCACATCACAAGCGTCGAAGACCACGCGACCGGTGAGAGGAACGTTGATTTGCGTAGATGCGAACGAATCAGGTTTCCACGAAAGACGATTGACGACGCAAAGGATTGCCCGCAATGCCATTATGAAACATGCGATGCGCCATTAATCTGGAGGAAGCATAAGCATGGCCGCGATAGGCTGTATATCCTCATTGAACCAGAACGGTATCTAGTCGTATTGGAACCGCACAAGGAAAAAGGCTACTGCATGCTGGTCACCGCCTACTACGTCGATCATGACCACAGCTTCAACAAACTACTGAAAGAATACGATCAGTCAAGCCTGGACGGGAATTGCATTCAATAAAAAGCAAGGGCCGCCGCAGCGACCCCGGAGACTCCTTCTACAACTTGGTAGATGAGCTGATTCAAATATCACATACGACACTCCAACTGTCAAACAGAACTTGACAAACAGCAAAAAAGTACTTCTCGAAAAACAATACTTTCGGAAGAGAGGAATGTGGATAACAAGACCGTTGCGGACCTTCATCGGAGCGCGGAATCCATGGGACTGTCAATCGTATCGCGCGACCTCCCACGCGACATATGTGGCCTGTACGACGACCGGCACAGGCTCATCCTGCTGGCCGACTGGCTCAACCAACGCCAACGCCGCTGCACGTTGTGCCACGAGCTCATACACGCCAGACACCATGACCCAGGATGCGGTACACGATACGGAATCAAATGCGAGCGCCGTTGCCGCAGGGAGACCGCGCTGGCGTTGATCTCACCGGTGGATTACGGCATGGCCGAGACGGTGTACGAGGGCAATACGTGGATGATGGCAGTGGAATTGGGAGTCACCATCCAGGTGTTGAACGACTACCGGCAGCTATTGTACGATTCCGGCGTGTGCGTGCAATAAAAGAAGCTCAGCGTCCACATACCGCGACGGGAAACAAAAAAGGGTCCCGCCCGAACACAGTCGGACGGAACCCAAGGAACCAACAATCAGCATTTCCGTTTTCACCAAAATGAGGTTCCACGCACAGTGTAGCGCGGATCCTCGGAAAGAGACAACCATGGCCAGAGCGTTCGTAGACGACAGATGGCTCAAAAACGACGAGGACGGCAACCCACCCAGCAGGGCCGCGAAACAGTCGCTGGCCAATGCGAAGGATCCGATGAAAGCCAATGTGCCCGGCAAATGGCGGTCCGCGCTGTACGGCCAAGGCTCACGGTGGAGATGCCGCTGGTACACGCTTCGAGACGGCAAACGCGTCCAGAAATCACGGAACTTCGCCAAGCTCCATGACGCTGAGGAATACGCAGCGGCCATCGAGGACGACATCAGACGCGGCAAATACCGCGACCCGCAGCAGGAACTACGCATCTTCCGGGACGTTGCCTCCGAATGGACGGACGGCAAGATGGATATCAAACAGGGCACTTTGGGCAGATACCGCCGCGAATTGCGCGTTTATATCAACCCCAAGTGGGGCGATCGCACACTGAGGGAAATCCAACGCGACGAACTGCAACAGTGGGTCACGCAGCTCACCGAAGGCGGGTATCCCGCCGAACTGCAGGACGATCGCGAATCGAAGCCATTGAGTCCACGCAGCATCCGCAACATCGTCAAGGTCGTCATGGGCGGTGTCATGGAATTCGCTTTGGAGCACGGCTGGATCGGAGAGAACCCCATTGAAAAGGTCACCGTGCCGCGCATCACGCAATCCGATGACGACATGGTGTTCCTTACCGTCGAGGAGGTGGAGTTGCTGGCCGGCATGGCCGAACGGGCAGGACGGCCGGTAGACGGGCTGATCGTCCGCTGGCAGGCATACACCGGTGCCCGCATTGGCGAGACGCTGGCACTCAAATGCGGCGACGTGGATGTGGAATCACGCAGGGCGCGCATCCGCCGCACTTGGACCGACGACGGCAAAGGCAGGCTTGTGCTGGGCACGCCGAAGAACGGCAAACCGCGCAGCATCGCCATACCCAGATTCCTTATACCGTCCATCGAACGGCAGATGGAGGGCATGGGCGACGACGACTGGCTGTTCCGCGCGGCAAGAGGCGGGAACCTGTGGACGAACACGTGGCGGACGCGTGTCTGGCGAAAGGCCGTCCGACTGGCCGGCATGGAGGACGAGGGCGTGACCATCCATAGTTTGAGGCATAGCTATGCGAGCTTTGCGATTGCTCAAGGCGCGGATGTGAAGACCCTACAGATGCAGCTCGGCCACTCCTCACCCAGCATCACGCTGAACACATACACGGCTCTCTGGCCGGAACGATTGGACGATGTGGCGGACGCGATTGGCGAGCTGCGCGCTGAACAGTTGAAGACCGTCTAGACGCGGAGGTTGCGCGGTCATCGTGTCAAATCGTGTCGATAGCCTACGGCCAAGAAAAAATAAAGCCTTGGAAACGTAATGTTTCCAAGGCTTCCGGTCGGGCTGACAGGATTTGAACCTGCGACATTCTGCTATATTCGGGCATGGCATGACTGAGCGTAGCCGGGTGTGAGCATTGTCAAGAACGTTGAAATTCCAACGTTTTTGACAATACGATACGCAGTGGTTCGCTTTGTTGAAATTAACTGTTCGCAACTGTCATCGTGTCGATATCGTGTCGATGCGGTCGAACCGCGCAGCCTTCCATCGGAAAATGAAAAAGGCCCCTCCCTCAGCATAGAAGCTGAGAGAGGGGCGAGTTCGAGTCTCACGTCAGAAAATTAATCACTGGCCGTCCTCGTCGGCCTTGACAGACGTGAGCTGGCTTACGCCGATGAGCGCGCCGACGAACAAGCCGATCGCGTTGATGGTCGTAACGAGTTCGACGCAATGCGGCAGTTCCCATTGCGGGCCGACCGCACCAACCAACCATGCGATGGCCGGCAAGGCGATCAATGCGAGCCACTTGAGTATGTCGTATACTCTGCCCGGCAGCAGGTAATCGGATTTCGGACTATTGGATTCATCCATTTTTCACCTCCTTAAACATTGCGGCAACCGTCTCCACAACGCTTAAAGTCGTGGAAACGGGAGTTTCAGCGCAGGTACTGTCCGGGATAGATAACGTATGGGCTGCGGATGCCATTGCGTGCGGCAGCCGACTGCCAGCCGGATCCGTAGATGCTCCAAAGGCTTTCGCCGGAACGGACCACATGGCCTCCGACCCCGCTCGAAGCGATGGACACGGACGCGCCGCCATAGGTGACGATCTGCCCCGGATAAATCCTGTTGACGTCACCGCTCGGCACACGCCAGGCGGACACCGGCTTCAGGCCGGTGCGGTCGGCTATGGCGCACATGGTGTCGCCGGAACGGACCACGACGCTACGCGAACCCGTGGCGGCCGTTCCGCCGGAACCTCCGCCGAGGCGACTGTTGACGATCTGCATGACCGCCGCGTAATTGCCACCCAACGCCTGCCTGCGGGCCGGATCATTGCCGAAGTCGCCGCGGATGGTGCGCGTGGCCAAAGCGTTCAGGTCGACCGTCGGCGCGGTCGTTGGCTGGGGCTTCGGCTTGACGTTCGGCAGGCTTGCCGTGCCCTTGTCGTCGGGGTTCGCGTACTTGCGCCATGCCGCGCGGTCGCCGCGGAACTTGTTCAGGTCGAGGCGTCCGGACCAGCCGCTGAG